GGTACGGCCAGAGGTGGAGATCGCCATCAACCAGGCCATCGTGCAAGCGGTGCTATATGGCACCAACATCCCCGCTTCCTGGACGACGAACCTGGGCGGGCAAGCAGGTATCCTGGCTGGTGCTACCGCCGCCGGGCACGTGGTGAGCCTGGCCGGCGGTGGGTTTGCCGACCTGTATGATGCCATCCTGGCCGAGTCTGCGCCCGGTGCGGCCAACGGTGTACTGATGCTGCTCGAAGCGGACGGCTTTATGGCGACCGGGCACGTCGCGGACGTGGGGCTGCGTGGCCGGCTGCGCGGGCTGCGGGATGCTAACGGTGTCCCGCTCTTCAAGTCCGGCGTGCAGGAGCGCACGCGCTACGAGCTGGACGGCGAGCCACTGTACTTCCCCACGGACGGCAGTATCAACCCGGCGCTGTCGTGGATGTTCTCCGGCGACTGGCAGCAGTTGGTCTACGCGATCCGGCAGGACATGACCTATACCGTCGCCAACCAGGCTATCATCCAGGACGCAGCGGGCAACATCGTTTACAACTTGTTCCAGCAGGACATGGTGGCGCTGCGCGTGGTGATGCGGTTGGGTTTCGCGCTGCCGAACCCCATCAATCGTATGAACCCGAACGCGGCGACGCGGTATCCGTTTGCGGTGCTGACCGCGTAAGGGGGTAAATCATGAGCCTCTATCCATTCAACACCAATTGGCCGCGCCGTGCACAGACAGACGTGCCGACTATCCGAACCACGCTGGGCGCGGGGGTGTGCTACTACCCCGGCGATCTGGCAGTCAGCGACGACGATCGCTTTGTCGTGTCGGTGGATATGCAGGTCGGGGCGTACACGCTGGCCGAAAATACCATGCCGGAAGCGGACGTGGCGCGCAAGCTGCTCATCACCGTAACGCAGGACGCGCCAGGTGGCGATGACACGATGGGCACGCTAACTATCGTAGGCACGGACATTGCCGACCAACCGCTGACCGAAACCATCGCTCCGGCTGCCAACAAGACCGCCACCACGCTGAACGCGTTCAAAACCGTGGTCTCCATCACGGGCGCGGGCTGGGTGCGAGATGGCGCGGCGGGCACAGAAGACAAAATCGAGGTCGGCACATCGGAAGCCATTGGGCTGCCCGACCTGCTGGTGGACAGCGCGCAGGTCGTTGCCGTGTCGCTCAACAACATCAAGGAGACCAACGCGCCGACGGTAACGGTTTCGCCGACTGCGCTATCGCTCAATACCGTGGACCTGGACAGCGCGCTGAACGGCACGCCGGTCAAGGTTTACTACTGGCTATAGAAAAGGAGAGGCATGGCTGAAGGCAAGGGCTGTTTTTCCGGGGAGTTGGTCGCCGGGGGGGCTGGCGTCGGCTCGATGCTGGCGCTAGCGAATCCTGAAGGGGCTGACCTGATTATCACCCGGTTTCTGATCGTCAAGAGCGTAGGCGCGGGCGGTGCGTTCACCGTAGACGCGGGCGTGACCGCAAATGTGGGCGTAGGGTCTGATAACCTGCTGGACGGGCAGTCGCTCGTGGCGGCAGGGTTGTTAGATAACATCCAGAATCAGGCAAACAATGGTCTTCGCGCCGCGCTCTGGCCCGCCGCGTCGTTCGTGGTGGCTACGCCATCTGCGGACATTTCCGCTACGGGCTTCAGGGGGACGTATTACATCGAATACGTGCGAGTGTAGAACCATGACCGAGGAAGAGGCGCAGGCTCGATTGGCACGCATGACGGACGCGGCGAGCGAGCCAAAGCTATCGAATGACGACATAGACGACCTGCTGGCAATGTCGCGCATGGTCGATGCCAACGGGCTTGCGCCTTCTGCTGCCAACTGGACGCCGACGTATGATCTGAACCGTGGTGCTGCCGAAGGCTGGCGGCGCAAGGCGGGAAAGCTGGCGATGAGGTTTGATTTTAACGCCGATGGGGCAACGTTCAACCGCTCGCAAGCCGTTGTGCACTGCGAGCGCATGGCCGAGCAGTACCGACGTAGGATCATCACCAGCATACCCGTTACGGGCACACTAGCACGGAGTGACGACTGATGGACGACCCGCAGGCGGAGTATCGGCGCATGATGCAGGCGAGAGAACGCGCGGCGCTGGCGCGCTACAAGGCGCTGGCGGGCGATCCAGATGCCTACAAGTCGCTGCTGGCTGGAATGGAACCATTGCTGCCTGACGACGGCTGGGACCCGGCGGAGCTGCTGACCAAGGAGGAGCGCGATGTTGTCCTCAACTGAGCTAGCGGCCATTCGCGCTACGCAGCAAGAGGCGTTGCCGGACACCTGCGTGGTGCAATCGCGGGCCTACACGCCGGACGGGCAAGGCGGCCTGGAGGGGGGCGACTGGCAAGATGGCACGCGCTACGCTTGCAGGCTGTCCAGTCGTGGTCTGCCACGGGAGTATCTGGAGATGTCGGCAATCAGCGGCGCACACTACTGGATGGTGACGCTGCCCTATGACGCGGTGGTGACGCGGGAGAACCGGCTCAAGATCGGTGATAGGGTGATGAGCATCGTGGGCTTTGCATCTGGCGGCGCGTGGGAAACGGCAAAACGCGCGGTGTGTGTGGAGGTGGACTAGTGGCAACGCCGATCAGGGTGGTGGTCAAGTTCAACGACTTTGGCAAGCTGGCCGCCGAAATGCGCCAGAAAGCGGATGATGTGTGCAACACCACGGCGCAGCAGATACTCACGCACTCGCAAACGCTGATTCAGTCCGGGCCAAAGACGGGCCGAGTGTACAGGCATGGTAACGTGCTGCACCGTGCATCTGCGCCCGGCGAAGCGCCCGCGACGGACACAGGCAACCTGGTGAATAGTGGCTATGCCAAACGTGCCCGGCGCGCTCTCTGGCATGTGGGCTACACGGCAGAATATGCCAGGGCGTTGGAGTATGGCACACCTAGAATCCTGCCACGTCCCTACCTGCGGCCAGCGGTCGAACACTTCCGACAGGCATTCCTTGATGCGATGAAGCAGGTGTTGGGATGAACGCGCTAGAGACGGCGCTGTACACCAAGCTGTCGGGCGATACGACGCTGTTGGGCTATGTGCCCGGCGGCATACATAACACCGTCGCCCAAGCGCCCAGCTATCCCTATCTGGTGTTTCAGAAAATCTCAGGCGACCCGGACTAAACGCTGACGCAGATCATCCGCGAGCCGTACCTGTACCAGATACGCGCTATTGCTCAGGGCTATAGCAAGGCCGCGATACTGAACGCGATGGCGCGGGTCAAGGCGCTCTTGAACAGGAAACCGCTCACGATCACCGGCTACACGCACTGGCTCACCGAATGGGAGAGCGACATGCCGGACATGGCCGAGATGGGCGATGATGGCGAGGTGCTGATGCAGGTGGGCGCGACCTACAGAATAGAAGTGAGGGCAACATGAGTTTTTCTCACGGCACAGCGGCGCGGTTTTACCTGCACACGCTGGACTATAGCGGCTATGCCGAGGCCGTAGACCTGGCACTCTCGCGGTCGCTGGCCGAGTATCGGCCACTGAACGCGCAGGGCGTGCAGCGTGTGCCCGGCCACAGAGATGGGACGGTGGCGCTCACCGGCGGCGCACTGGACACGGCTGTCGGGGCCAACGATGCCGACGCCTGGGCGCGGATCGGCGAGGACACGCCGCGCCCGTGGGCGTTTCTGCCGGTGGGCGATGCGTTCGGGCGGGCTTGCTACTGCGGGCTGTCCCTGGGCGACAACCAGCAGCGGGTAGCCGGGGACGACATCGTGCGGCTGCCGGTGGCGTTGGTCAACACCGGCACGCCGGATCGGGGCGTGATCCTGCGGGCGCTGGCGGCGGGGGGCATCTCGCCGGGGGCCAGCCACAACCACGCGGCGGCCACAGCCAACGGCGGCGCGGCGTATCTGCTCTGCACGGCGCTGTCGGGTGTCGGTGCGGAACTAGTGGTGACGTTCGAGCACAGCACCAACGGCGTGGACTGGGACACGCTGGTTGCGATGACCGCGTTGGAAGCGGTGGGGTCGGAACAGAAAATCGTCGTGCCGGGAACCACGGTGCGGCAGTATTTGCGGGTGAGTTGGGCATTGACAGGCACGGCGACCTGGTTCGCCGCTTTTTGCAGGAGGTAAAACATGGCTTTTTCACATGGCGTTAAGGCGACGCTCCAGGTAGGGGCGACGAACCTGGAGGGTTACGCCGAGTCCACATCGATGGATTTGCGGCGGGAGTTGGCCGAAATTCGCGTGCTGGATAGCAAGGCCGTGCAACGGGTGGCGGGCTTGCGGGACGTGACGTTTACCGCTGATGGGGCCTTTGATCCCACTGCTGACGCGGCCTTGTATGCGGCCTGGAACGGCGACACGCCAGTGACGGTGACGTACAAGCCGGATGGCAGCGTCACCTACACTGCTCCTTGCCTGGTCGAGTCGTACAACATCAGCGCCAGTTCGGGCGACAAATGCACCTACAGCGTTAACTTGAGTGGCACCGGCGCGGTGGGGAGGGCGTAACGTGGCGAGAATCAGCACGATTGAGGAACTGCTGGGGCTGCCTAAGGCTATCGAGGTCACAGAAATTGTCACTATTCCCGATCTAGGCACGGTGAAAATCCGGGCGCTTAGTCGCCGTGAGCATAGCCTGATGGCCGACGAATGCCAGCGGGGAGATGCTTGGGATCAGGATCGTTGGGAAATCCTGCTCATTCAGCACTCGCTGGCAGAGCCGGAACTGACCTATGACCAGGCTGCCAAGTTGCGCGAAACGCGATCCGGGCCAGTGATCGACCTGCTCAACGAGTGCTCACGCTTTTCTGGCCTAACCGGGCGGGGGCAAATCTCCAAGGAGGCTGTAGACGCCGCCGAGGCCACGTTTCGCCAAGAATCCGGCCAAATTCAAGACGTTTCAGCTAGCTGAGCGGCTGGGGTGCACGGTCGCAGAACTGGAGCCATACTTGAGCATGGCCGAGTTGGTCGATTGGTGCGGCTATGATCGGTACAAGGCCGCGCTGGAAAACCAGGCTATTGAGGCCGCAAAGCTGAAGGCGGAACAGGAGAAGCGTCGGGGGCAATCTCGGTCTCGCCCGCAATCTTCTCCAAAAGCTGATTCTGGCGCTCCAGCAGGCGGATAACCTCGTTGACGCCAAAGAGCCAGAGGAACACCGGACGTAACGCAGCGGCAACAGCTACCAGGGCCACCAGGCCGACCAGCACATAGAAAATCAGGATGATCGTCGCGTCAGTGAGCATAAGCACCTCCTGACGCCAGTATAACAAATTCGAGGGCATAATGCCAGCAGGAACCAAGGTTGCGGGCGCTTATGTCGAAATTGGTGCCGAAACCAGCGAGTATGAGCGTAAGATGCGCGAGGCGGGGCAGGCGTTCCGCAACACGACGAATCAGATGCGCGCCGATGCTAACCAGATGGCTAGCGCCATCAGCGGGGGGCTGTCTGGTATTGCCAGTATGTTTGGCATAGCTGGTTTTGTTATGCTGGGGACCAAGATCGCGACTACCACTACACAACTGGCGCAACAGGGCATGCAGCTGGAGGCCCTGGAACGCAATTACCAGCGGCTGTCTGGCGAAGGCATGGCCAGCATCGAGGCGCTGCGCCGTGCTACCAAGGGCATGGTCAGCGACGCGATGCTACTCCAGGCCGCCAATAAGTACATGAGCATGGGGCTGGCCAGTAGCAGCGAGGAAGCGGGGCGGTTGGTGGGCGTGGCCTCGCAGTTGGCGCTGGTTATGGGCCGTGATGCGACGGGCGCTGTCGATGAGTTCGCGCAGTTGCTCGCCAATCAAAGCAAGATGCGGCTGGATCAGTTCGGCATTGGCGCAGCCAATGTCGAGGCGCGGATCAACGCCCTCAAAGCCGCTAACGCGGGGCTGAGCGATCAGATGGCCTTTACTCAAGCGGTGCTGGCAGAGGCCGAGGCCAATTTGCGCAAGGTCGGCGACCAGTCGGACACGAACATCGGCAAGACGATGGAATTGCAGGCGGCATGGTCGAACTTGCGGGCCGAGTTGGGGCGTACCATCGAAGCCACAGTTGCGCTGAAGGTAGTCAGCGAGTTTATCCAGGCGCGCACCGAGGGGTTGCGCCAGGAGCGGACGGCAGCCGACGTGGTGCAGCCCTTCAAGGAGCTGATGCAGGAGCGGAATGTCAGCGGTTATTATGCCAATGTCACTGCCTATGAGGCAGAGAAAAAGGCCATACGCGAGGTAGAGGTCGCGCTACAGAACAAGCGCATCACTGAAGAGCAGGCGATCGCCACATTGCGCGAGCGCATGAACCTGACAGCCGAAGACCTGGCGCAGCAGACCGCCAACGGACAGATGATGGCCCAAATGACCGCCATGTATGCGCAGGCATGGGACAAGGCCATCCTGCTGGCCGGGGCCGAAGAGGAATTGAACCAGAAATATCGCGATCGCTTGAATATCCTACGCGGCCAGACGGCGTATGCCTCGCGTTACACCAGCCAGGCTCTGGCGCTAGGCCTCACGCCTATGAGTTATGCAGATAAGCAAAAGGCGGATAAGGAGGCAAAGGAAGCTGGCGAGAGAGCAGCCAGGGCCTATGC